TAATATTATAGCCCAGGACACAGGCGAGTTTTTCAGCAAGATCACACCTCTGGGTACTTATAGCCCAGGACACAGGGCACAGGACGCAGTACTTATAGCCCGCCCGTGTCCCCTCTCGGATTTTGGGAAAATGCCGCTCACCGAACAAAACCCGAATCAAAACCCGAACGCCGACGCTACTGCAAGCCACAATGCCCGCCCGGGCATACCGACGCAAGTCTGGTTCGTACAGGGGAAGAAAGCGAGGAGGGCCCACCAAAAGGGCTTGGAGCAATTACAAGCGCTCCACAGGGAGGACGCGACCCTATCGGACATCACGGACAAGACAGAAGCCAATGTCCAGAAAGAAGATCCTCAATGTAACGTCAGAGAAGAAGCGAGATAAGATGCTTTGTTGGACCAATACCATTGCTGGCACACCCCAGGGTGGGACCACCTACACACAGTCCCCGGCAATCCTAACCGGTGCCGGCGCTGATCCTTACCTTTTTGCTTGGTGTGCTACCGCTCGTGATAACACGACCTCTACCGGTGGAGCTGCACATGCAGGTACTAAGTTCGACAAGGCTACACGGACGGCATCGGAGTGTTACATGGTTGGTCTCAGCGAGAGGATCGAGATCCAATGCGCAGACGGTCTACCTTGGCAGTGGAGACGTATCTGTTTCACCATGAAGGGTGGAGTCGGCCTAGACGGAACTCTAACCACCGGGTCCACTTTTTCCTCGTATTCAGAAACCACATCTGGCTACGTCCGTACCGTCAATTCTGTTCTCCTCACTGACCGGACATCCCTTTACTCCCTCCTTTTCGCCGGGGCACAGTCCTCCGACTGGTCCGACCCAATGGTTGCACCCCTAGATCGCCGCAGGATCAACGTCAAGTATGACAAAACCACCTCCATCTCGTCTGGCAACGAAGACGGAGTTATCCGCAAATACACCAGGTGGCACCCAATGCGGAAGACACTAGTGTACGATGACGACGAAAACACCGGGGCTGAATTTCCAGCCGTGGTTAGTGTGGACAACAAACAGGGAATGGGAGATTATTGGGTTTTAGATTTTATTAAGCCACGCATGGGATCGGCAACCTCTAACCAGTTGTCGTTTAGACCAGAGACTACTCTGTATTGGCATGAAAGATAGGCTCTTGTACATAGATGAAATCACAGTTCCGCTCCAACCAGTCCCTATCATCCACCGTAGCCTCGTCTCGGGGGTCACTGTTGGTCAAAAATATGCTAGGCTTCCCCCACTTAACCAACCTAGGCTCACGGTACAGGCGCTTGACTGTAACATACTGTTGAGCCCCCAACCACTCCTTGAAAGCCGGGAAGAACTTGAACCCCCCACGTAAGTCATCAAATACGGCATAGTCAGCATACTCTGCCTTCATACACTCGTCTCCGGATAGTAGTCCGACGCAATAGAGATGTGCGCCAAGAGATCGAGCCCACATAGTTTTTCCTGTTCTAGAGGGTCCATACATGACCAGGGATTTGCATCTGCCTAGAACAGTTAGCCCGGTAGCGAGGCCCGTAGCGAGGGACGAGCGTAGGGGAGCGAGCGCTGGAGCGACGTAAGGAGCGTGAAGAGGGCGGTCAGCCAATTGAGTATAAGCCAAGCGCAGCGCCAAGTCAAGATATGAAAGGCCAGCCGCAGGCGTCACGGGCGAAGACAGTACTCACCTATGAGTGGTTCTCCAGATCCGATACCAGATTGCGATAGCCACTCACTTCTCCCATCAAAGCTTCCGTCGCTAAAGTTAAATCCTCCAGGGTGCTCATAACCGGGAGGGTCCACTGCAAACTTCCAGTCGGCGTACTTGGAGAGGGACGTGAAAGAACAGGCAGCACTCTTAGGATCCAGTTCGTGCACCAGGTCCCAAAACTCCTGTTTATCCGCTGCACCCGTAATTCTAGCCCACTTTGCAGACATTCCGCTATGGCTTCCTCGGCTCGGTTCCGGCCTACCAAGTCCTCCGCAGATAACATCGCCATCCTTGATCGCATAATCGAAGCCCTTCTCCGGTGTTCCCTTAGAAGGTTCAATGTTCGGGTGGTGACCGTCCACATCGAATACATCAGTAGCTCGGCTTCTAAACTTCCGTCCGAAATCGACGAAAACGTGGAGGTGAGACCCTCCATCCTGGTGATGTTCTCGTCCAATGATACATTCCGCTCCCAATGAAGAAAAGTGTTCCATAACAGACCATGGGTCGAGGTCTCCACATTGCGGGTAGGTGACGAGAGCATATCTGAAGTTGGCGATGAAGCTTGGCATGTCCTGAGAGGTCCTGGGCGAAAC